ATGGAATTAAGGCTCACGGACCAGTACCGCTCACTCACCCCATTCGTGTGGAAAGACATACCGCCTTTCACGGTGATAACAGGCCCCAATGGCACCGGAAAAACCCAACTTCTCGAGACCTTCGCTATCGGTTCGAGCGCCGTACGAATAGAAGCAGGCGGACGCATCCAAGCGGCCAAGAACGATCATGATGCACGAAGCCTTGGGATAGAGTTTCGCGGCGACCCGAGTCAATACAGTCAATCCGCCTTGCATCTCCTTTCGGATTGGACTGGGGCAGTCATAGCCCCCTCTTGCGATCTCGACCAACTATCGATGCTTTTCGCCGACCTTAAGCTTCGGGGAGATGATGGGCAGGGCGCTCAATTCGAGGAATTCGCCAACGCCTTTTGCAAGCAAAATGGCATAAGCCTAGACACCTATTTCGATCTCGCGGAGGACGACTTACCCGAGGGCATCTCGGCTGCAGTCTTGGCTTGTCTACCGACATTTTGCAAGCAGAACCTGCCGCTCATGTACTTTTTGTATGAGAACCTCAAGCGTTTTCGCATGCACAGATTCCATGAGACAGAGCTGCAAGCCGAGCAATTTCTAGGCGAACCCCCTTGGCATAGCTTGAACAGAGTCTTAGAAGCAGCAGCCATTCCATACGAGGTAGTTCCACCTACAGTCAAAATTTATAGCTTTGTGCGCCGCGAAGGAAACTATGTTCTCCAACTTAGACACATCCACTCTAACGTTGTAGTTCCCTTCGAGCGTTTCTCGTCGGGGGAAAAAGTTATATTCGCGATGAGCATTTGGGAGCACGTTTCTACCGAACGGGATGTTCCCGGCCGCCTATTGATCCTCGACGAACCGGACGCACATCTCCACCCGTCTTTGACGCGGTCATTTCTTAACGTTCTCCAACAACGGTTCATTGGAGAGCTTGGAATACGGGTTGTAATGACAACCCACTCCCCATCCACTGTCGCACTCGCGCCAAGCGACTCCCTCTTCGTAATGGCCTCCCCTGCACACACACCAGAGTCGCCCCCGGTCGAGAAAGTATTGAACAAGGGCGACGCAATTGCGATGCTCACCAGCGGCTTCCTTACCGTGGATGACGACATGAGGATCGTCCTATTGGAGGGTCGAAGCGACCGGAAACTATACGAGAACATTGCTGAACGCTTATCTAGAGCTCAGAAGTACTCCCTCCCACTTTCGCCCACCCCTTCCATCCTTTTTTTGCATGGGGCCGGATGCGAGACAACGAAAACCGTTGTGGGTGGGTTGCGTAAGGCTCACTATCGCCGCTTCCATGCAGTTCTTGATCGGGACGGACGAGATCACGATTCAGAAGATGGCTTTCATTATTTACTAAGAGACGGCATGGAGAACTATCTCTATGACCCGATACTTCTTTGGGCCTATCTTTACCTTTTAGGAAAGGCGCCTTCCGTGCCTTCGGTGAAGACACGCCCCACACGGCTGGCAGAGTTGCGAGACGAGGCCCAAGAGTCGCTGCAGGGTATTGTCGATAAGATGTGGGAAAGCATGCGGGAGAAGCTCAACCTCGCCGCTTCTGATGAACGAACATCAGTTGAATTTTGCAATGGAAAAAAAGTGCTGTATCCGAATTGGTTCCTCAACACTGACGACCACGAATACAAAGAACAGTGTCAAGCTTTTTTTCGACCCAAGCCAATCGACGAAGACAAACTAATTGGCCTACACGATACGGTCGATCTCATTCCGATAGAATTTCTGAACCTGCTTAAGAAAATCAAAGAAAGCCCTCTCCAATAGCCCGGCAAGTCAAAGAATGATCGCGATGCCGCTTCGTCAGGGCGACGGTCAGCGCATCGCCTCCGTATACTCTTGCAAGCCTCTCACCGCGGCACCGGCGAGGACAGCATTTTCGACCATCGTTGAATATTCCGCTGCGCACTCTCTGACCACTGTTCGTAGGGTTGCGGGGTCATCAGCACCGGTGGGGGGGGCGGGATCGCTGCTGGTCGCACGACTACGGGACTCGGCGGTGGCGAGGGCGTTGCGCAGGCCGACAATAGCGAACTCGCGATCGCGCAGAGCAGCAGCTGCGGCGTCCAGGCGCTGCTGGGTTTGGTACGTGACATGGGCGTTGACCTCCATCCTGCTGAATTCGATTAAACGTTGATCTGCGTCGGCCGTGCGGGCAGCAACTGCGTGGTCCTCGCGTTCCTTCGCGATGTCGGCGGCCTGGACGCTGATTCTGGCCCCCAGGCGCCATTCCTGGACCTGCCATGCTCCAGCACCAGACACGAGGGCAGAAATCGCCGCCACGGCCCCATAGCGCAGCCACGAAGGTACGATCAGATTGGTCGGCGTCATCATGACGGATCCTCCGGCCACGGAGGCAGGTCGACCGTCTGGCCGGCCAGAGCGTGAGTACTGTCGCTCAGAAACTCGATCCGGCCGTTTCGTACGAACGAATGGCAGACGCCGCACGTAAACACCCGCTCGCCGGGCTCGGGCGGATGTTCGCGGTTGTAATCGCACCAGCATCCACTGCCGGCATACCCCTGGACGTGGTGTCCAGTGGTCACCAGCACGCTGGGCGTGAACGTCGGGCGCTCGGCATTGCCATCCCAGCCCCAGCGCGGACCCGGGCCGGCCCACACCTGGATCGCATGCGGCTCACCGCACCCTGGGCACCAGAACGACAGACGGCCGCCCTCCCCGCCCCGCAGAACAGCAGATAGCGCGCTCATAGCGACACCTCGGACAGGGCCTGGGCGTAGTACCCCGCCCATTTCTGCCGCAACTCGGCACGTTTGGCTAGCGTGCCGTTCGTCCACGCTCCGGGCAGCCAGAGGCGCAGGTAGTATTCCCAGGCGTCCTCCTCGTCACCCAGCGCCGGCAGTCGGGCGGGATCCGTATACAGCAGCAAGCGCGCCAGCGCGGCCGCCAGTGCATCATTGGTCTCGATGGCAATCCAGATCGCCTCGTCGGTCGCTGGCACACTGAAATGCGCGTACAGGTCAGCAGCGAGCACGCGGGAGGCGCGATGCGTGCGCACGCCGTGCACCATCCCGCCCCCCTTCTCTCCCTGCCAGAAACTGCGCGCCGGCCCCTTGAGCCCTGGCTGCTTCTTGTCGACCACCTGCCAGCGATGCTCCCAGTTCGACTCCTGCCCGCTGATCGCCAGGAGCATCAGCACCGCCTCTCGCGAGTCCATGGCGTCAGGCAGTAGGCACAACCCCTTGTCGATCTCGCGTCGGATGAATTCGATCGGTCTCATGGGGCCACCCTGATGATGCGTGCCACGTTGCCACGGGCGCGGTGGGCCAGAAACGCCAGCACGACGCTCATGCCGGCCTGCCATATCGAAGTGGGCGTGCCGTTGACTGCGACAGAAAGGGCCTCCCCTCCGGTGCAGACGATCAACACATAGGCGGCGAGACTCGCCCACCACCGATAGCGGGCCTCCCCCCGTTGGTACGTCAGCAACCGCAACGCCGTGGCCGCGTTCGCGACAATAACGATCAGTGCGACGATGGACGTCATATCAGCCCCCCTTACGGAAGATGGCCGCGATGTCGAGGGCACGAAATTTCTCGATGCCGATCTGAACGACGGCTACGGCGGTCGCGGCGGCCAGAAACGCGGCGGCGGCGCTGCTATGGATCGGCGTCAGCCGGTTGATGTCTGGTACGGCGATGTACCCGACCACAAACGAGATGGCGGCGTATGCCAGTCGCGCCAGCACGCGCGGCTCGGTGCTTCGCAGTGCGACCAAGGTCGCGCCGGCGAACGCGCCTATCAATGCGTTGCCATCCACGCCAGGCAGGACTGTCGCCAATCCCGTCGCGGCGGCGGCCACTCCTAGTGCGGCCGCGGTACTCGTAGGCTCTGCCATTTGCCCCTCCTGTGGGCGAAAAAAAGCCCGCTCAAGGCGGGCGCGGAAAGATCGCAGTCAAGAACTACGTCAGATCCAATACGCTGCTCATTCTGCTTCGGGTAATCGCTCCCACGTAGTAGTCGTAGCCGTCCACTGCAGCAACTTGCACCGAGAATGCAAACTCCACCGTTCGCGAAACCATGTCGACAGATGAAGCTGCTCCGCCGTACGGCTTACGCCACACCACGAATTTGCAAGGCTGGTCAGCAACGACTGTGCTGCCCGAGGCGGTCAGAATCGGCCTGGCTGCGCTGTAGTAGTTCCCAGAGCCGGGGCGCAGAACTGCACCGTAGTAACCGTTTCCGAATTCTCGAGCTCGAATGTTGACGATCCACTGATCGCTACCCAGACTGCGGATGGACTGAGCCTGTTCGCACGTGATGTTTTGGCCGGCAAGCGGCGTTCCAGCGAGGTCGATCCGGATCGATATGGGCGTCTGGATACGCGACGCCGGCAGCGTGTTCGGGATACCATCGGTATGGGCGGTGTTGTGGTCAGCGAATCTCGCGGCGATACGCACCGAGCCATCGTTGTCGACGTAGCTCCCAAGTTTGTTGATAGCGCCCCGCAGCCAGTAATATTCGGCCGCCTCGTTGTTTCCTGCTCGCCATACGTCCGCACTGTCTATGGCCTCATCAACTGCGCCGTAGAACGTGTCGAAATAGCGCGCATCCATCGGGCCCGCCGGCGTACGGTCATACACCGAGTGCCAGTGAACAAAGTCGGTGTACCAACCGTTTGCCGCGATGGCAGCCCGGACCTGGCTCTGCACGTAAGCCATAGAGGCGGCCACGTCCGGGAAATCGCCGGCATTTACAGCGTCCCAGGCTCGTGTCGTGCTGCGCCGGTCCATTAGATCGAGACGCGACAGGCCGTCATAGCTGATCAGGCCCGTTCCGCTGTAGCTGTACGATGAGTTGCGCACGCCGAGTAGATGGGGAATCAACAGGCGCGCCGCTTCATTGCGGCCGTTCGCATACGACGCTGACGAAATCCGAATGCCAGCGATCGATTCGAAATAGTCGAGCTGGCGCTGCGTGTGCGCGAACGTCTCGGTTCCTCCCGATGCCCCAAATGTCTTCGTGGCCACGTCGTATCCATATGCGCCACCGCTGATGTCGAACATCTGCTGGCCGTGATTCGGATAGCGCGATGGCTTTGCGCCGCTGAGCGTCGCGCCCGAGAACGCCGCCACACCGGCAGTAGTCCACGTAGCGAGGTTGTAATCGGGGATTGCCTCGGCACTGCCGGTGTTCGGATTGACCCACCTGTCCGTGCGATAGTAGAGACCGAATGAAATCCTGCCCGTGCCGCTGACTGCGATGATCGTCGGACCATAGTTGGCGTTCTCGCCGGAGTCCACACCGAGCGGGTTCAAAAATGACGTGCCTTGACAGTTGTGCCTGAATAAGGCGAGCTCCGCCGCATCATATTTGCCATCGATCAATCTGTCCGTGTTCGAACTGACGATAGCCGTATGTCCGTTGAAGATCGGGCACACCGTCGCGCCCAGCCTGTTGGCGGGGAACAAGATAACTGTCGTCATGGAACCCTCACGCGGATGAACGGATCGCCAGCACCGCTCGTGTCCAGCCATGCCTCATTCGGGTCCACCTCAGGGGGGCGCGTGCTGCCCGAAGGCAGGTTGAGAATCAGGGTTCCCGTAATGAAAGATGATGAAGTCAGCTTGTCGAAGTTCGCGTCGTCGCCGAGCCGAGCTAACCCGGTCGTATCGATGTCGCCCGCGACCGGATAGCCGCCGATTCCCTTGACGGTGTCCTCGCCTGGGACATAAGGGATTAGTGTGTCGCCGAGACAAATAATAGTTTTCACCCAGTCCAAGTCTGAGTTGCTCGGTCTGGCGACGTCGATATACAACCATATTGCCCCGGCCGGCGCCGTTACGGTAACTGGCAAGCCGCTCGTATTGAACGAGCCGTTCTGCTCCACGGTGCTGTCGGTGCGAAACGCGTAATAGCCGAGGCCGACGATCGAAAAATTGCCAAAGGTGTACTTCTGACCTGCAACCACGGGAATGCGATAGCAGCGCCATCCTGGGATGGAGTTCAGGCTGCCCGTGTCGGTAACGTAGATGTCCTTCAGCAAATAGGCAGGCTTAGCCAGGTTTGGCGTAATCTCTAAGTTCAGATCTTGCCTCTTGAGCACCTCCGGCGGGATAGTGGCGGGAGAGTCTCGGTAAAGAGCGCTGGGACCACCGCAGGCGACCGGGGCCGCGAACAAGATCTCGCCGGTCCCGGCATTCGCCGACGCCTGTGGACGATACTCCACGCTCACACAATTCACATGCAACGGCTTCCCTTCGATGGGAAGGGACGTATCTCCATCGAAATCCGCACTGGGAAATTGCCAGATGTATTCCGTACCGGCGATGACGGTCCCCGAGCTGTCTTTCTGCCAACAGCGAAATGACGAGTTGTTCGAATTCGAGGTGAGACCCGACCATTTCTTCACCAGCATCCCAACGGAAACCATCTTCGATTCCTCGAAGTGGGCCCGTGGGATGGATACCCATGCCGAGCCGCCCGCCACGCGGATGCAGTGTTCCCCACGGTGCACCACTCTACTGACAGTGCTTTGCGGAGGATAAGTCCATACCGTCAGGTCTTCTCCAGTAACTTGCTTCCCGGTGAACCAGTTGGGATTGTCGAATTTGGCCGCAGTCGCGCGATTGACCTGCAATGCAAGATTCGCGGCCGCCTTGACAGCCTCTGCCTTCGGTCCGCGATATATTTCCGTGGACAGGGGCCCCGCATCGTGCCGGTAGACGCCGATGTAGTCGACGTCATCGCCAGTCGCCGAAAACGTGTCACCCTCATTCGTTGCGCCCACGCCCGCACTGATGGCCGCCGCCAACGTCGACGCCCTGAAAGCACCTTCCTGGTTCGCGATGGCTTGAACCGCCTCGACCTGGCCGGAGACTTGCGCCACCAGCCCGGTCGCGCTATCGATCAGTTGGACGGGGTCGAAGAATAGAATCTTCGTGATCGGCGGTGCCGTGTACGGGCCGAGTTGAAACTGAATGTCGTACTCGCCGTCTGCCACCATGAATCCCACATGCCCGACACTATCGGCTCGAGTAGGATTTTGGATCGCGACGCCATTAGCATCGAAAATCGAGGCAAACGCATCCGAGCCCGACGCCCTGATAACCACGGTAGCGTTGGGCAGAACCTTCCCCGTATCCGCATGCACCGCATAAAACTCTTGATATTGCATTCCCGTTTCCCCAATCAATCCGGTTCGAACGAAAACTCCGCGCTGAAATACAGCTCGGAAGGATCTTTCGACCAGGTGTCGTAGGCCGCGACGCGGCCGTAGTACGTGTTGCCCGATGCCAACCCAGTGATCGTCGCCGTCAGCGCCGACCCGTCATACGCCTGCACGCCCTCCCCTTCGGTCGGATCGAATCCCGACGTGCTGCTGTAGTAGACGTAGTAGCCCGCGCGATCCACCTCGGGACTCTGCGGCCAGTCGACGACCACCTGCCCGGTACCGGGCGTCGCCGTGATTCCTGTCACCGCCGCCGGTGCCGAGTTGTGGACCGCCAGGGAAACCGGCGTCGCGTCGCCGGCGGCGTTGCTGGCCACCACCTGAACGATGTAGTCCCGCTTGACCACGGCATCGGCCTCGGCGTCCTCGAGCTGATAGGTGAACGCCGTGGCCGTCGTCTGGATCTCCCGCAGCACCGTCGCGCCGTCCAGCACCCGCACGCGCGAGTGCTCGGTTCGCTCCCCCGCCACCCACGTCACCGTGAAATACGTGCCCTCGAACGGCGCCTGCAGCGCCAGGTCGTGCGCGGGACCAGGTGCCGCCCTCTGCGCCGACAGGGTCACCTCGTACGCCGGCAGCCCATCGATTGGCTGTCCAGCCTTGCCGAACACGTTGAAGCTAGCGAATTTGACGAAGATGGATGTGCCGACCTGCTCCGGTAGGAAGTCGAACCGGAATAGAGAAGCATCCAGCCGCACGAACGACGTTCCAGCCGCGTGGCTGGTCGATGGCGTCCCATAGAGCCCCCGACGCAGGTAGCCTCCCAGCGTGTACCGACTCGCCGCCGTCAGCGTCGCGTCGCGATAGGCGATCAGCTCGCCGCCGACCCAGCACAACGTCAATGCGGCCTCGGCTTCGGCCGCGGTGGCACTCTGCAGGATTCCTCCGGATGCCGATAGATCGACGCCAACGCTATGGCTCGTGTCCGGATCCGCGCCCGCCGGCAGGGATGTCGTGGTTACGCCGTACCGGGCCCGCCCGTTGATCGTGCCGATCCGTTTGTACGTATCTCCGTCCGCGCTCGCCCATACATCGCAGCCGCCCCAGTTCGGCGAGAGGCCTGCCACAGCCGCCCACACCTGCAGCGTCCCGCCCAGCAGCGACTCGGGCGGATTGAAGAGCGCCGGAATCGATATGCTGCCGGGCGCCGCCTGCCAGTTCACCGAACCACCGGCCCCACCCTGGGACGGATACAGCGCCGCACTGGCCGCTCCGACGTCGAGCTCCTCGAATGTGACCTGCAGGAGCCCATCGCCGTCCTCGTCGACCTCGATCACCCGCGCGAGCTGGCGGTCGAGACCGAGTTCCTCCTCGGTCAGCGTGACCAGGTCCATCGGTTCGAGGTCGACGTAGTTCCAGGGCAGCACCCCAACATAGGTGTTCTGCCCGGTCAAATTGCGTTGAAGCCGAAGCTGCGCCACCAGCCTGGCCACCGCGGGATCGCAGATGCAATGCAACGCGACCGGATCCTCTTTCCGTAGCCCGTACTGTTCGATGTGCGCAGCATCGGGCGCCGGCATGGTCTCCGGGTTGTATTGGTTCTGCCGGTTCCAGAATTCGACCTGGGTACAGTTGTAGACATCGGCCGGATCCTTGCGAGACAGTCTCAAACGAGACTCGAAATCGTCCGCCCCCAGGTCGTAAAGGGGCGTCATGTCGGGTGCCCACGTGGCGCCATTTCCCGACAAGGCCGCATCCCCGTAGGGCACGAACCGCAGGCGCCCCGCGCTCTCGACGATTTCCGAGTTGGACGCCGAAGCGATCTCCGAGAGGAATTCCGCGCCAGAGCGTTGCTCGGTCAGAACGGGAGACAGCAGCAGCCCGGCGGCCAGGCAGTACGTCCGGTAGTCCGTCAGGTCCTCCAGCCAGTCCGCACCCCACCCGGGGACGCCGGCGACCGGATGGTTTAGAAAGTCGTCGACGATGTCGGCGGGATTCGCATCGTCCTTTCCTTCGACCCGGATCAGGCTCTGAACCTCGAACGTGTGATTCTGCAGGCCTGCATTGCTGTTGAGCTGATAGTCGGCAGCATAGGCGTAGGCCAGCCCCGAATAGCCGATCGCCTGGTCCAGGTAGTTCGTGACGAGATAGCCCCATGGCGCCTGCCCAAGATGGCCGATCGCCAGGCTCAGCCCCGCTTGGGCCAATGCGGAGCCCTCGGCCTCGCTATCGTTGAACACCGCTTTGTCGCGATAGACCGCCCGAATCCCCGCGATCGGGCCCGCACACAGGCCGATCATGACGGCGGCACGGTACGTCCAGGCGATGTTCGTCTGGGTAACGTCCCCACCCTTGCCGCCGGCGGATTGCTCCGTCTTGTTCTCGATGGCCTGGAAATTCAGATAGGACAGCAGGTTCCCGCCGAAACGCACGGTCCCCCAGCACCGCGCGATCGCAATACCCAGGGCGGATTTCTGGATCGCGAATCCGCCGATCTTCGGATCGACGGTCGAGATGGTCGAGCTACCACCCATGGCGGCTCCAGAGCGAGAAGAACCGCACGGGACGCGAAGCCAGATACGTCTCCTCCATGCTCGCGATCTCCACGGGCCGACCGCGATGGGCATGGATGACCTGGTGGCCGTCGATCACGATCGCGCCATGGGAGAACGTCCGCCCGAACCGCCAGACCGCCGCGTCGCCCGGCGCTGGCACGGGCACTTCGTCGGCGTACCGCTCGAGGAACTCGAGATACCGCTCCCGATCCCGGTGCATGTGCCAGTCCGGCACATACTCCGCATCGATGTGCGGGACGAGGCCGACACGCTCGTACACCTCGGCCAGCAACATCGCGCAGTCCACCCCGACACCCCGTACGCGGCCGCGATGGTGATACGGGGTTCGCAGCCACAGGTGGGCCTCGGCCACGATGGCGGCGCGCACCTCGGCCTCCGACGCGTGTTCGGCCAGGTAGGCGATCGCGTTCATACAGCGGTCTCCACGACAGGGATGTAGGGCTGACCGCGAAAGCGATTGCGCCCGGATCCCCGGTTGTTGTTGAACTTGTTCTCGCACGTGGCCTGCTGCCCATCGCAGCCCGGCCAGGCAATGAACGGCGTACCAGCGGACGGCACCGCCGGCAGGGGTAGCGACAGAGTCAGGTGGCCGCCCGCCTCGTGCGTCCGAATGCTGCGCAGCACGCCGCCGATCAGGATCCGGCCCAGGGTGAAATAGCCCGCCCCTGCGGCCAGGTCCGTGCCGAACGCCCGATCGGTGGGCGTTCCCATCACCACACCGTCGACCGCAAAGTCGGCTCGGTTCAGCCCGCATGCGTGATCGAACAGGGTGTTGAGGCATCCCCGCTGGTACAGGTCCGCCGGCATGGCGGTATCCAGGACGTGCGTGCGGCTGACCACCGTCAGCGGAATTTCGTCGGCTGTCGCGTCATCGATCGGCCCCACCCGGCCGCGGAAGCGCACCACCGTCCCCACCAGGTCGCCCGCCAGCGTCAGGAACGCCCGCTCGAGCAACACGTCGGCACCATCGAAGCCACCGCGAACGACGAACGGCGCCAGGGCGCGCCCGGCAACCGTGACGTCGGCGGTCGGCGTCAGCGTTACGCTGAGCGTCCGGGTTTCGATGCCACGGGTCAGCTTGATACCGGTACGCTCGATCAGCGCCCCATTTGCCAGGAACACCCGGTCTCCGACACGGATGGTGCGATCGGAATCCGTCCACTGGAGCCCGGACCCATCCGTCAGCGTAAAGGTGTAGAGATCCGCCATACGAAAGCTCCGGCTGGACCTCAGGAAGGCCCGGAGCTCGGGAGATAGCTCGATCATTTGAAGGTCTCGAACTCAAGCTGGGACAGCGTCCACACGCTGCGAAACGCCTGCGCAGGCTCGATGGAATCGGCCGTGAACACGCAGCGAAATAGGTATCCTCCCGTCCAGGAAACCCGGGCGCCGGCAGACGGCGGGACGGCAAACGTGACCACGCCGTGGTCGCTGACCGTCACTGCAGACGTCTGCACACCGTCGACCAAGATGACCGGCACGCCGTTCAACGCTGTAACCGGCTCCACCCACCCTTCCAGGCTGCGCGTCAGCTGGAAGACCGTGGTGGCGCCGTCGCCTAGCCCGATCGGTTCATCCACGACCGCGTTATCGTCCGGATCGAGGTACAGGAATTCCGCCGCGCGCCCATACCGTTGATTGAAGAAGGCATACAGGCGCCCGAGCTCATTGCGCGCCGGCAGCCGCCGCAGGAACTCGTATGGGATCGCCCACCGCCATATCGGATACAGCCAATTCGAGGAGGCCCAACGGCGTCCCGATCGGCTGGTGAAAACCTCGGTGCTCCACACTGGCGCCTTCCTCGCGAGGAACTTCTGGCCCGCGAATACCGGCAGAACGCCATCGACGCCCGCCCGGTCCGGGCTCGTGAGGTAGTGCCGCTGCGGCAGATACGGGGCCGTCATGCTCCGTTCCTCCGCTTGTGCAACTTCACCGCGCCCGCGACCGCGCCAGCATTCTTCCTGAGGACCCTCTCCACGTCGCGGCCGTCCATGGCGCTGATGTGGTAGATATCGCCACCGGTTCGAGCCGCGAGAACCTGCTGCAGGATGGCCGGCATGTCCCCTAGGCCGCGGATGGTGTCGGCATAACGCGCGGGCAAGATCATTTCCTTCGCGTGAGCCTGGACCAGCGGATTGACACCGCTCGGGATGTCGTATCCGCCGGCTGCCGACGCGATTGCTCCCATACCCAACACCAATGCCAGCATTGCGGCCGCAGCACCCACTGCCAAGCCTGGACCGATTACCGGGATGGCCGCTTGCGAGGCTGCTGCACCGGTAGCCGCCTCCGCCGCGTTCGCATTTACCACCACTGCGGCCTCTGCGGCCTTGGTGCTCGTAACGACGGCAGACGCAGCCACCTGTTTCGCGGTCTGCACCCCGAAGATGGCCTGATAGAGCGCTGTTTCACGCGCATACCGCATTGCAGCGCCCGCCAGAGGCTTGGTCACCATCTCCGACATGAAACTCTGATAGATGCCGCCATAGATCGAGGCCAGCCCCTGCCGCAAGGTCTGAGCCCGGCTCAGAATTCCGTTCGCCACCTGGTTGAACTGCTGACCAGCGGCGCCGAAGACATTCGCCAACGGGTTGTTCTGCTCAACAGCAAGTTGCCCTTGCAAGCCCTTTTTCTCTAGTGCGAACTTCCGGTCCAACTCGAGTAGCTTCTCGAGCTGCTGCTTGTACGCAACGGGGTCGCGCTCGGGATCGACGAGTGCCAGCCCCTGCTCCAAGGCCTGGCGATCGAGCTCGTGGCGGCGCGCTAGAAATTCCATCTCCAGCGCCAGCAGCTGCTCTTTGTTGATCGCGCCCAGTTGATACGAAAGCTGCGCGTCCTGCTCTTCCGACTTGAGCGCCGCATCTGCGGCAGCGCGCTCGGACGCATAGCCGAGCATCCGCAACTGATCGAGCTGGTCCTGGTGCGACCGCTCGATTTGCTCTATCTGCTGGCGGGACTGCTGGTATTCCTTGGAATCCCCCCCAAACCGCGCCTTGGTCTTCTCCGCCATTTCGCGCGCCAGGACCAGTTGCGCCTCATAGTTCTTGCCAAGGGCGTCAAGCTGGCGCTTCTGGTCAGCCTGCTGCGCTTCGTACGCCGCCTTGTTGAGCCCCGTCAACGCGGCCAGGTATTTCTTCTCGACCGCGAGCCGCTCCTCCGCGCTCATCTTGACGGTGTTGAGTTTCTTCGACCAGAAGTCACGCTCGGCCTCCAAGCTGAACTGGATGAAGGTGCCGTTCTCGGCGTTCTGCCGTTCGTGGGCAACCTTGAGTTGATCCAGCTCCCCATCCCACTGCGACACGCGGCTCTGGGCCTTGGTCGCCCCGAGCGCGCCCACGTCGGGAGTGAAAGTCGGCCGCACCCCCGCGGGTGCCGAGGACGATGACGCCGGCTCCCCAGAGATCACCCGGCGGGCGAACTCTGCATACGATTCCTGCGTCTTGGTGATTTGCTCCGCGGTTTCCTGCAGCTCCTGGCGGGCCTTGCTGAAGTTTCCCGTGATAGCGGCCGCAATCGCCTGGGAGGTACCGACCACAGAAATCCCCACGATCTTCATGGAGTTCCACAGCGCGCCGCCCACGATGACCACGCCCCTGAATACCGCCTCGAGTCCGCTGAACACGTACGAGAGCGCTCCGCCCTCCTTCGCGTTCTCGACCATCGCGTCCGTGACGATGTTCAGCGTGGGCAAGAGACCCACAGCCAGGCGCCTGAAAACGCCATCGGTCGCGCTCTGCAAGCGAAACAGGTTGTCATTGAAGTTGCCAGCGGCGGCGGCCGTCTCATCGTCCAACTCCATACCCAGCTTGCGGGCCTCCTCCCGCATGGCCTCGATACCCTCGCGACCGTGATTCAGAAAGGGGATCAGACCCTGCCCGGCCTTGCCGAATGCCTCCATGGCCATCGCGCTTTTCTCGGGCCCATCCGGCATCGCTGCGAATCGATCGGACATGTCGAGGAGGACATCTGTCGTACTACGCAGGTTGCCGTCCTGGTCTTTGACCGCAATACCTAAGGCCTTGAAAACGGCGGCCGATTCCTTCCCCCCTGTGCTGGCATCCAACATTCGGCTCGACAACTTGCCCAGCGATGCCGTCAGCGCCTCGTTCTCGATGCCCTCGAGGCGGCTGGCGTACGTCAACGTCGAAAGATCTTTCGCTGCCACGCCGGCCTGCTGCGCCATGTCGTCGAGCGCATCCGCATAATCGAGCTGCTCGCGGGTACGGGATGCGATCATCATCCCAGCCGCCGCGACGCTGACCACACCGAGCGCAGCCGCAGCTGCGCCAGCCCGGCCGCGTATCAGGCTCATGACGCCGCCGCCGTCCTCCTTCGGTACGGGCATGGCGTCCGCGGTCGCAGCTTTGCGGGACTCGGCCAGCAACCCACGGAGGGCGGTCTGGGCGACACGGTTACCACTCTGCGCAGTGCTGGCCAGGCTATTGAACTTCCGCTCGATCTGGTCGAGCTGGGCCACCACTTCCTTGGACGGGGTCTTACCCATCGCCGCATAGACAGCGTTGATCTCGCTGCGGTGCGCGGCCCAAGTCTGGGTGCTGTTGCGCGCGCCGGCGCTCAGCTTACCCAGCGCCGCGTTGACGCCGGCGGCCGAGTTGCCAACTGCCGATAGCGCAGCCTGGTCGCGCGCCATGGTCGCGCGAAAGCTCGAGTCACCGGCGGTGATCTCGAAATTGACCTGTTTATCAACCATGATCTCGATCAGTGAAGAGTGCCGCCGAGGCCTCGGAATGCCTCGATGAACTGTGAACGGCGGGCGTCGTCATCCTCGGGGGCATCCGGCTCGTCCTCCCCTTCCTCGACCTGGAAGAGCGAGCGGACCAGGAGATGGACCGGCGGATGTCGGCGGAGAGACCGATTCATGTCGCCCAGCCAATCCTGGTCGAGCCGCCCCTCGACAAACTCCCAGGACCAGCCGAACGACATGCAGAGATACGCCACGAGCTCGTGGTAGCGCCCTCGGGTCAGGCGCTCTCCGCCGCCCCCTCCCCCGGCGATACCCCTTGCCGCAGGACCGCGGCCTGTAGCGTGTCGATGTTCTCGATGTCCAGGTGCGCGCGCACCCAGCCCTCCGGCAGCTCAGGCCAGTTGCGCAGCAGCGTGCGGTAGATGAGCTGGATCCGAGCCCGCCCGAACGCCGAGGCGGCCAGCGATCCCGCACTCAAGGCCTCGACTTGCTCGTTGTAGGCGAGGATGTCGACGTACAAGGCCGCCGGGATCGCCAGCCTTACGTCTCCCAGTATGTGCTCGGGCCCGGGCAATGGCGTGGCAATCGATTCCAGCTCGACCGACTTGCCTTCGTACTGAATGACGATTCGCATGTCACACCACTCCTGACAGGCGGCCGACACCTCGGATGTCGTCGGCATACGCGCCGAACTCCATGTTCGGGATGAGGAAATCGTCGTTCTTGCGCTGCAGGGTCAGTTTGCTGAACGTGCAGGCGTAGAGCTGGATCATCATCCCCTTGCTGTCGGCACTGACCAGTTCGAACGTCGGCGCGATGTCCATCATCTGGTTGGTGATGAGGGTGGTCGAGCCGCCGGAGACGCCCCGCATGAAACTGACGAGCACCGTCTTTCCGGCATCGTCCTCGTCGAAGGTGTACGTGCCGCCCGACACCAAGTACTTGCCAGGCACCAGGTCCCCAGCATCGTCCACCCGATCGAAGAAACCCCCGGTCGCGCCGTCCACCACGCCGAGATCACTGTCGAACGTCTCTCCGACCCCGATGACGTTCACCGTAAATGGCGTCGTCGCCGGTACCGCCAGCCGCTTCTCGGACACCAGTTCGATACGGCCCTCCGTCGGCTCTTCGTTGAAGAACAGTTGCCCGACCGCCCTGCCGTCGAAGCGACCGCTCGCCACCTTCCCGGTAATCGTTGCCGCCGCCCTGGCGGTCGCCTCGGCGAACGTCCGTTCGCCCACCAGGTCTTTCGTGGAGAACGAGATGTCGATGTCCACGCCCTGCAACGTTGCCACCCTGATAGGCGTCACACCGGCCTTTCTGTAATAGAGCGACCCGGCGCCGAAACTCCACTGTGCCTTTTGACGCATGATAATTCCTTGTAGTTAATCCGGCCTGGAAAGGTCGGAATCCTTGACGAGATAGCGCACCCGGAAGTGCTGCACGATTTGCTGCTGCAATCCATCCGCTTCCGCGCTGAGCGGTGCCGGCCGGTCCGCGGTGGAGATCCAGTGACACAGGCCTCCGAGCATCGGCTCCTCCCACAACGCACGCGCAAGCGCCTGACGAATCGGATCCGCCAGCGCGTCCTGCGTCTCGCCGTGGAGGAACACCTCCGCCATGAGCGTGAGCTCCCGCTCGTCCACGTCGTCGCTCTGCGGCCCCACGCGCAGGTCCGCACCTTCCCGGACCCGCACGCACGGCATGTTGTCGCGCAGGAAAGCCGCGACCCGCGTTCGATCGAACACCCGCGCGCCACCGGGCAGCGCGAGCGCCTGCCATCGACTCACGCATGCCTGATAAATTTCCTCTGTGACGGTGCTCATGCCACCAGTTCCAGCTCCGCGACCGAGAAGAACCCCTCGCCCCGCGCCCGAGGAGGTTGGCTCAGCCGGAATATCTTCCCCGCCACCACGACCTGGTCGTGCAGCGCGAGGCCGGGCAGGTCACCCGCCTCGAACTCGATCGAGTAGCCGGCCGCCATGACGGCGCCCCCCAGGATCAGCTCGCGCGGCTCCGTGTAGCCGACATAGACCGGATCGTGCACAACCGAGCCGATCGTCACCACGGCAGGCACCCAAATGCCCGCCGCGACGAACTCATCCTTGAAGACGGACGGATCCCAGCCCATTACGCGATGACCGCGTCGACCTTGATCTGCCCCACCGCCACGGCGGAGGCCTTCGCGGCGACGAAGACGCCTACCCGCGTGTTGTCGGTCGCCGTGGTCGTGAGACGCTTGTTGGTGGCGTCCCAGTACGCGACTGCGCCTACGGCCGCGGTGTCGGTACCGAGAACCGGCAGGGTGAAAACGCCTTCGGTATCGAACTCGCCTTGCGCGCCGCTCGCCACGTCGGTCACCGCGATACCGAAAATCTTGCCCACCAGAACGGCGCCGCCGGAGGCGACATCGTAGGGCGCCGGCAGCGTGAGCGTCCGGCCCGATTGCACGAAGTTCTGCATGAAATTTCCTTTGATTGAAGGCGCCGGCCGAGTTGCCGGCGCCGGGGTTCAGAATCAGGGTCAGGCGCCGCCGTTCTTGTAAAGGCCGCGCCAGTCGATCGCCTTGGCAGCGAACACGTGGCGGGCCTTGACCTGTACGCCATCGACCTCGAATCCGGTCCGCTGCTCCGTGTAGAGACCGTCCTCGCCTTCGAGATAGGAATATTCGATCGTGTCGACCATCGCCGGCTCCGCAATCAGGTGCCAGGCATTGCCGGGGATCCGAGGATCGACGACGACCTCCAACGAGGTGTTGTAGGCGGGGTTGATGTCCACCGACTTCGCCGCCACGAATTGCGTCGACGTATATTTGTTGGCCTCCCCTTCCTTGTCCGGGCCCACGACGAGATAACTGGGAGTCAGGTTCAAGACCCGCCCCTTCATCCCGGTTTGCTTGCGCATGGCACTGCGGCCGGCCGTCAGCGCGGTATCGCTGATGGCGGAACCGGAGGCGGCCAGGTTGCCGTGATTGGCGTGGAAGAGCGCCGTTCCATCGGCCATGGCGGGATTGCTGGTCAGAATGCCGTACACCAGATCGCCCTCGAGCGCAGCCGCCTCCGCCGCCAGAGCGAACGGAATGCGATCGAACGCGCCGAGGTCATCGTTGACCAGCGTTTCCCAGGTCAACGTGACGATGCCGCCGTACTTGCCCAGCGCGTATTTCTCAGCCGAATCGCCGAAGGTGATCGCCTTGTACTCACCGCCCTCTTTCACCTTTTGGAACACGGTCGACTCGGACAACTGCGTGCGCGCAACCTCCTTGAAATCGGGGGCGGTCGCCATCCGCGTCCACGGCACGAAGGTCCGCGGCTGCAGCTGGTAGGCCTGGCGCAGCGTCCGGCGCACGGTGTTGGCCAAGATGTTCGGGAAATCCGACGTGCTTTGCATGCCGGCCCGCACCCTCAGATCGGAATCCAGGTTGAGCGAGGCGGTGGCAATCTCACGCCGGCTGAGACCCCGGGCGCGACCGCCCGCGAGCTCGATCGCCTCGCGTGCCATGTCGATCAGAGTCATGCCTCGGTACTGCCGCGCCGCCGCCAGGCGCGGTGCGTCCGTCACGGCCCGGGGATTGGCCCGCAGGACGATGGCATCGCCGATCGCTTCCCGGCGACGATCGGTTTCGTCCAGGATGGTCTGGATGTCCGCCGCCGAGCGGGTCGAACTGGCTTCGCCGCGTTTGGCGATTTCGCGCAGAACAGCCAGGCCGGCGTCTTGGGCGGTCATACCTTCGCGGCCGATCAGCTCGTCCGCGAAGGCAGGCTCGAGGCCGCCCATGCGGACAGCCTCCCGGATGCCGGTCTGCCGTTCCGCCTCGGCGCGGCCGCCCTCCACTCGGGCTTGCTCGAGGGCCCGCTGTTGGGCGTCCGCGTTCTGCTGGGTTGCGGCGCCGGTGTTGGCCGCCGGTTGCTGCGTGTTGTCTTCGGGAGGCATTGCTCTTTCCTCTTGGGTTGAATTGCCAGCGGCTGCCGGCGTTGAACGGACTACATCGATAAACTGGCAGGGATATGTGCGCAGTTGCTGCTCGGGTGCGGAATCCGCACCATCCGCAGCGCGCACCGCGCTATTGACTTCAGCTCCCACGGGAACGAGGGACACCTCGAACGGCTCCCAGTCAATGGCGCGATATCGCCACATCTCGCCCTCTTTCGTCGGGGGGATCCGCTCATACTGGTAGACGGCGTACCCGACGGAAACGTTGGCGATGATGCGGTCGAGGACGTCCTGATAGATGGGCTCGACGTCCTCCCGCTTGCTGAAGCGAACCGTGCAAGTGGGCTCCGGCTCAAGCGCAGCGACGTCGACAACGCCCAGAACATCGTTTAGGCGCCAGCGTGAATGAGTGTTCAGCATTGGCGCACGACCGGAAAGCAAGCGGTCCATTCGGACATGTGCGGGATCGAGGCTGAGTTCCTCGAGATAGCCCCGCTCGTTCCACCAGTCGTATCGCTGCACCGCAGCCCCGGTGGTCCACGTCATCTCGGCGCTGCGGGTTTCCGCATTGACCTCGCCGATGGGCTGCACGCGCGTCTGCAAAGGCAAATCGCGTATTTCGACGCCGGGAACAGCACCCAGCGGCAGCTGCTGGGTTTCGCGGCGCTGGGCCGCCGGAGTTATCGTGTTCTGGGGCATGGGAACCTCAAAAAAAAGCCCCGCGGCGGCGGGGCAGTGTTGAAGGAATGTTCGGGCCTACTTGGCGCCGAGCAGCTCGGCCACCACTTCCGGGGGGATCAGCTTGTCGCTGACCGCAGGATCGGCGTCCGACAGAATGCCGAGTTCCTTGAGGCGGGCCCGCTCGTCAGCGATCTCCCGGAATACCGCACCGGGATCGTCGCCACGCTCGCGGATCGCCGCGGAGAGCGACTGCAGACCGCCGCGCAACCCCTCTTTCGTCGCCATGATGTCTTTCAGCGGATCCACTAGGTCCACCTTCGGCATGGCCCATTCATAGCGCTGCGGCCGCGCTTTCTGCACGCCGGCCAGCACTGCGGCGGCCTGGACCCGGGCAGCCACACGATTGAGCACCATTGGCACGAGTGCCAACCATTGTTCCTGGGCGATCAACTTGCGATAGTCCATGTTGGCCGACCGCATGCTCGAGTAGTTGGCTTGCGAGTGGTCCCCCGTCATGGACGAGTACATGACGCCGGTGCCCGCCGAAACCGCGTAGAGCTGCGAGCGGGTGTACTCCCCATATCCGCCCGAGGACGCCGGCGAGCCAAACTCCACGCCATCGGCGCCACTCAAATACTTGATCATCCCGGGCGAGACTTTCTCCTCCCCAGGCTTGCGGCGCTTGTCGCCGAGGTCCACATTGCCGCCGAGCGTCTGGCTTGAGTCATCCGTCCGAACGAACGCCACGAAGCAAGCCTCGATTTTCTTTCGAACGAGTTCCGCCTGCTCGTAGTCCGCCAGGTCGCGCAAGCGCATGAGCGCCACCGCCATCTCCGCCATACCCCGCACCTGAGAGGC